CGATAGTGTATTTGGTACTGCATTCCATAATTATGCTGAGAAAATTCTGTTAAAGGCTATACCCGAGCTATCACTTGAAGAGTCAATCGTGTCAACTATTGATGGATATGAAGTAGGTGGTACAGCTGATATTGTAGATAGACGTTCAGGTAAAGCAAGAATTGCTGACCATAAGACAACAAAAACATACAGTTCAGCTAAAGCATTGAAAGGTGAGGTAAGTAAGTGGGTATACCAAATGAGTATTTACAGATGCCTTCTTGACAACAATGGTGAACAAACAGAGGATACCGGTACAATTTATGTATGGGTAACAGGATGGACACCTAGAGACAAAGAGTCTACACCTAAGCTTTACAGACTAGACTTGCCACTAATGGACGTACAGAGGACTCGTGATTATATTGTAAGACAGATTGAAGCGACACAAGTCCAGCCTGAAATGGATTGTGAGACTTGGTTGTGTAATTACTGTGAATGTAAACACGTATGTCCTAGTGCAGGCTCAGATGGATTTGAGGACTTTTCATAAATTGTAACAAGTCTCGCTATAAAGAAGGATACTAAAGAGGTATTCTCAACACATGGGAGCGACAGTTCTATCGGATGTTTACGCGGCATTTAAAAAGCGATAGACCCATGTGGATAGTGAGTCTGTATTAAATACGTAATAATATTGACTAAAGGAGCGATATGCAACACGAGCAAAGTATAGGTGAGTTACACACTCACGACAGTATACCACATTACGATGATTTACCAAAAACACTTGAATTTTATGGTGCTAGAATTGGTAGAGACTTGGGTGTACTACACGAATTAACAGAGGGTAAAATAGCATTAGGAGTTATTGTAGAGATAGCATCTTTATATGAACACCTACTTAAAGACCCTGAAGCAGACCCAAAAGGTACACCTGCTGAAATCTTTGAGAGAGATATTATCCCTATTTTAGAAACAGAACTAGTTGTTACTGAGGAAGGAGTAGCGGATGAAACACTTTCTAAATAAAGTAATCGGCTTCTTTAAAAGAGAAGTAGAGCCTACACAGGTAGACAAACCCGATACTACTATATACTTAGCACCACAATTAGTGGAGTCTATTAAACAGAGATTTCCTGATAAACTACCTGTTAATCAAACCTCACAAGAAGAGCTAGCGTTCCTACAAGGGCAACAATTTGTTGTAGCTTATGTGCTTGAGTATCTACACGTAAATGAGAAAGAGATTGAACGTGGCGACATTCTTGGAAATAGTGAGTAATCACGGACTGGATGAATATAAGGCATCATTAGCGAAAAACACAGCTGATGTATATAAGCATTTTGATACTGGTTTTGTAATGTTACATCATCTTAATACAGGTGAGACAGCACTAACATCAGCGGCTATAGACAATATTTATCCTTTAAAGATGTGGCGATATATTCGCTCAATACTAAAGAACAGAGATACACAAATATTAATTAAATGCACAAGTAATTTTGATATGTGGATTAAACACTCAGGTGCCTATGGTGGTGCTATGTGTGATGATGGTATAGTTGTATTTCCAGTTAAACAGAAAGGATAAATTTATGGGTGGATTAATTGATGCTATTTTTGGAGGGGCTGATGTACCGAAAGCACCAACAAGACAGATACAAAAGACAGGTCAAATAGCACAGGAAAAAACTGCTGCGGCTTTTGATGAAAACAAAGAAACGAAAGAGAGTGCTCGTCAGGTTGCGAGAAGAGGTACAACACAATTCCGTATCCCACTAGAAGCAGGCACTACCGGTACCAAGACAACAAGTAAAGGGTCAGGTCTTAAAATATGAAAAATGAAGTAACAAAAGATACAATACAAGGTTTGTTTGGTGGCGCATCCGAACAGTATAACTCTTTGGTTACATATAGGACATCATTAGAAGGCACTTGGAGACAGTGTGCTGAACTAACATTACCTTATATCTTCCCTGAGGAGAACATAAGCGAGTCTACAGAGCTACAAACGCCTTATAATAGTATCGGCCCAGCAGGGGTGAATGCTTTGGCTTCTAAGCTGTTGTTGACCCTACTACCACCTACAGGTAATTTCTTTAGATTACTTCCATTTGAGGACGTAGTTAAAGATATGGATGAAGAGGAACTGAGAGGAGTAGATAAAGACCTTTCAGACCTTGAGCAAGATATATTAGCAGAAATTGATAAGAAAGCCCTTAGGGTTCCTCTATTTGAAGCATTAAAATATCTTATCATTGTTGGTAATACACTATTATACAAAGTACCTAATGGTAGTATTAAAACATTCTCACCATACAATTATGTAGTACAAAGAGATTATGTTGGTAATGTCCTAAAAATTGTAATTAAAGAGTCAATCTCGATTACAGCCTTGCCTAAGTCAGTTCAAGAACTGCTAGAGAGCGATGAGGCTACTGAGATAGGCGATAGAGATAACGATAGAGACGAAGCAGATGTGTATACTGTAATCATAATGACAAGTAAAGATAAGTATGCTTACTACCAAGAAGTAAACGAAAAAATGGTAGAGGGCTCCTACAAAACTTGTTCGAAAGAAGAACTACCTTATATCCCATTAAGATGGACAGCGAGTTCACAAGAGTATTACGGACGTGGTTTAGTAGAACAATATTTAGGAGACTTAAGACGTATTGAAGGACTATCTCAGTTAATCGTTGAGGGGTCAAGTGTTCAAGCAAAAACAATTTTCGGATTACGACCGGGCTCTCAAGTAAAACTAGAGGACCTAAAAAATGCCTACAATGGTGATGTAATTCTAGGTAATCTTGAAACTGACCTAACTACGTGGAGAGTAAATAAAGGTATGGACTTCAATATTCCTATGCAGGTACAGAAAGAAGTTGAAGCAAGACTAGCTAGAGCATTTATGATGATTAGTGGTCAAGTTAGAGATAGTGAACGTACAACAGCTACAGAGGTAAGAGCAGTTGCGGCTGAATTAGAGGCTACACTTGGTGGTACCTACTCAGTTCTAGCTACTGACTTACAGATACCTCTAGTAACTCTTGTGATGAAAGACCTTAATAAGAATGCAGGTAAGTTAGTAAATCCTACTATTGTAACAGGTACAAGTGCAATCTCAAGAGAGAAAGACTTAAATAACCTACAAACTATGATACAAGTAATGGCAGGTCTAGGTGAACAGACTATTAGAGAGTACCTTGACGTAGAAGGGTACATGACATCTATTAGTACAGCACTTGGGTTTGATGCCTCTGTAATGGTTAAATCGGAAGATAAACGTAGAGCTGAAGCAGAGCAGCAAGCACAAATGCAAGCAGCAGCGGCAGGTATGGAGGCACCACAAGGGCCCCCAATGCCTAAATAGTAATAATACAAGGAGAAAATAAATGAGCGAACACACTATTCCTACAGATGATACACAAACTATTGAAAGTACTCAAACATCTGAGGGCACACCTGAGGTAACACTACCATCAGATGAAGAGAAATTTGAAATGCCTGAGAAGTTTCAAGGTAAATCAGCAGATGAAATTGCTAAGGCGTATCTTGAGTTAGAGAAAATGAAGTCTAAGCAAGATGACACAACGAAAGAAACTGAGTCTGAGGGTGATACTAAGGAAGATGACCCTAAAAAAGAAAAAGAAGATGACACCCATGAGACAGTAGAGACTCTTATTGAGAAATATGTGGATAGAGGTACTGATTTAACAGATGACGACTATGCAGACCTTGAGGCTAAAGGCTATAGTAGAAAGCAAGTTGACATTTATAAAGCAGGTGTTATGGCTCAAAGAGCAGCAGAGGCACAGGCTACTATCGAGAAAGCAGGAACTACACAGGATGAGCTTACAAATGCAGCTACATGGGCTAGAGAGAATTGGTCTGAGGATAGGATTAATCAATTCAATGACACAATCTCAAAAGCTGATGAAGGTACACAAATTCAGATGATACAGATGCTTACTGAGACTTTCAAAGCCAGTGGTACTAAAACATCGGATGATGGTGACCCTATTCACTCAGGTAACAAACCTGCAGCTCAGAATAAAGGGTACTCAAGTATGGAAGAAATGGTTGCAGATATGAGAGACCCTCGCTATGATCAGTCTAGCTTCTCATATGACCCTGCATACTATAAAGCTGTACGTGATAAAGCAGGACGGTCTAACTTCTAAGGAGGTAAATAATGCCTGTTAAAAGTTGTACAAAAAATGGTAAAAGTGGCAAGAAGTGGGGAAACTCCGGTAAATGCTACATCGGTTCAGG